ACCGGCCTGAAGCTCAGCGAGGTCAAGGAGCTCGCTGAGAAGGCAGGTGTCGGTGACGACTACTACATCGGTTCTGGGCGCAAGCCTGGGAACGGGAATGGGTCGGCTCCGACCAAGAAGGCCACGTCCGGTCGTCGCGGTCGTCCCGCGAAGGCTGCCACCGAGGAGCCCAAGGGCACCTCGGGTCGGCGTGGGGCCGGTCGCAAGACCGCTGCCGCGAAGGCAGAGCCGAAGGCTCGCGGTCGTCGCGGAACGAGGGCGGCCGCAAACCCCAAGTAGTGGCGGCAGCAAGGGAGGCGGTCCAGACTGGCGTCCCACGGGAACTTGAGAAGGTTCTCGTGGGCGCCAAGATCTGGGTTGACAGCCCCGATATGGGTCGTGGCGATCACGCATTCGTCCATGGCCCGTATCGGGTGCTGAAGTTCAAGGACTTCTTCCCGGCTGATCCGCCAGGGGTAGGTCAGAGGCGAGCTAGGCACCTAGTTCAAGTCTGGACGGACCCAGGCGGTCTACGTACCCTGTCAGTAGGGTCCATACGCTTCACGGACCCCAGAAAGGCGCAACGGTGACGTTGCAGGGAGGCCAGGGGTGCCTGCATCTGTGCAGGAACTCTGGCCTCACTGGAGCGGCGCTTTATACCGGCTCCACCCTAGGAAATCCTTAGGGACGATGCAGCAAGTCCGTTACACTCAATCCAGGGAGGTTCCAACGTGAATTACACCTTCGAAGAGGGTCGGCGCTACCGGCTCACCATCCTGCCAACCGGCGCACGAACCAAGACGATCGAGTTCGAAGGCAACTATCTCGGGTCGGACACAACGACGCACGACTTCGATGGTCGTCCCGAGATGGGAACACAGAAGGTGTACGACGAGAACATCCGCGCGGCCGAAGATGTCGGTCCCGCCAGATGGGCTCGTTAACCACTTCTACCTGGCCGATTCCAAACAGATTCCTCCTTCGAAGCGTATAGGGAGTTTGAAAATGCCAGTCTGGGGGTGGGTTTTGCTAGGCGAGTTCGCGGTCGTGCTGGTCGCCCTGTACATTGCGCACAGGCTTGACCAGTGGGAGCGCAACCTGACTCGTGGCCCTCGTCGTCTCGGGCTACGAGCGCAGGCGCACGAAGAGATGAAGCGGATAGACTTTCTCTACCCTTCGGACCCTGAGTGACCTGACGGTTCCTGCCCCATTGCGGCGGGGCAGGCTCCGTGAGGCCAGTGATGGTCTCTGTTCGGAAGGAGGTTCCTCATACAAACCAAAGTGGATACACTAGAGACATATTCGGTCATCCGTTCTACGGACTGGCCGGAGTGGCTCATCGTGACATGTCCAAAGGAAGACTGCGGACAACCCTTTGTTGTGAACGCCAAAGCCTGGCGTAAGCCGTTTGTTTACACCAGCAAGACGACACACAAAGAGGTCACGATAACCGGGCGATCCTGCCCCTACTGCATGCGGGTGTCACGAGTTCCGAAACGGATACCGCGCTAGCAGTGGATAAGGTATGATCACCCGGTTAGGTCCACAACCACCCGAAAGGAATAAGGCAGATGCCAAATGCATTTGCTGAGCTGAGTCCATCAGGCGACAAGATCGAGGTCCATTTCCGCTACGATGCGGACCTGGTCGCTTGCATCAAGGAGGTTCCGGGAGCGAGATACGTCTCGCCTACGGATGGTGGGCCCATGTGGCTGGTTCCGCTCAACCTGGACGTTGCTCGTAGGTTGAATGAAAACATGGGTCCTGGTCTCGTGCTGGGTCGCGCCCTGAAGGTCTGGGGCAAGGAAGCGACCAAGCGTGAGGCTAACCTTCATGCCCTTGCTGGCATCGATGATGTCCCTGCCAAGGACTTGAAGCTCAACAAAATGATCCCCGAGCTCGCGGAGTGGATGAGAGGCTATCAGCGTGCGGACACTCAGTTCCTCGCTGCTACGTCCTGTCTGAACCTCAACGAGCAAGGGCTCGGCAAGACGGCGGAGATCATTGCCGCCATCTTCGAAGGTGGTCTTGAACAGGGTCCGCATCTCGTAGTCGCCCCGAAGACGTCTCTTGAGACGGTCTGGAGGATGGAGATCGAGCGCTGGACTGCGAAGCTTGAGAAGCCGCATGAGGTCATCACGTACTCAGGTGAACTCTCTCACGCAGAGCGGAAGCGTGCGATCGACGAGTTCTGGGCTTGTGTCGATGAAGAGTGGCCTGTCTGGTTCGTCTGTACTCCGGCGACGGTGCGTGACGGCAAGGAGCCGTTCATGGACCCGAAAGAGTTCGAAGAAGGCTGGGCTACCTTCAGCATCGACGAGTACCACAAGACCGGCCTGCCGAATGCTAGTGGCAAGAAGGGTACTGGCTCCAAGTTCGCAGATGCGGTCAAGGAGGTCAAGGCCCAACGGCGCTACGCCATCACCGGAACCCCGATGGGTGGTCGTCCGATCAAGCTGTGGGGTGCTCTTCACTTCCTCTACCCCGATCAGTTCACGTCCAAGTGGCAGTGGGCCAAGACGTGGCTCGAGGTGAACAACAACGGATATGGCCAGGACGTTGGTAATATCCTGCGTGGTCGTGAGGAGGAGTTCTACAAGGCTCTCGCACCGTATGTCGTACGTCGGTTGAAGTCTGAGGTTCTGCCTCAGCTGCCTCCGAAGCAGTACATCGACGTTCTGTGCCCGATGACACCGAAGCAGAAGAAGCAGTACGATGACTTTGCTGCCCGCGCTGAGGCAGTCATTGAGGATCAGAAGCTCAACGCGCTCGGCATTCTTGCTGAGTACACGAGGCTGAAGGTCTTCGCTGATGCCTACTGCGCTACCATCGAGCAGCGTGAAGTCAAGTGCGAGCGCTGCGGCGGTATCGATACGGAAGGTTGTCCCAAGTGCCTCGGCTCGGGCAAGGAGATCAAGCTCCGGCCCATCCCTAGCACTGACTCGGGCAAGCTTCCGTACCTTGTAGAGAGACTGGCGGAGGCTGGCATTGACCCTGAGGATATGGCAGGGGATGCCTGCGCCATCATCGCCTCGCAGTTCAAGTTGGTTGTCGATATGGTTCATGAGTACCTGAACAAGCTCGGCATCCCGACTGAGAAGATCACCGGCGCAACATCCGGTGAGGATCGTGCGGCCATTCAGAGGAAGTTCCAGGATGGCGGTCCGAACGCACCGCGCGTCGTTGTGATGACGACCACCGCTGGTGGTGTGGCCATCACGCTGGATCGTGCTGATACGGTGCATATCCTCGACGAGACCTGGGTCCCTGATGACCAGGAGCAGTTCGCGGATCGTGCTCACCGTGTTAGCCGGATGCACCAGGTGACGGTCTTCACCTACCGCAGTGCGAATACGATCGAGCAGTACATCGAGAAGGTTGTCACGGATAAGGCGACGATCAATCGCGACATCCTTGACATCCGTCGGCGCGGTTTCCGTGCCAACATGAAGGAGGCGGCACTCAGTGAGTGAAGCCACCGAGAACGAAGTAGATCTCAAGCAGTCCAAGATCTACGACCATAACATCACGGAAGGGTACGTCACCTATATCGTTGACATGTGGGAAGGTGACGAGAAGGATCCGACCGTGGGCATTTCCAGGTATGTCGGTGTGTGGCGAGCCGAACAACTGGAGGTTGACGATGTGGCGATCGACCCTGACTTCTGGGGCTCCGCCCGCATGCAGCGTTACACCTACAGAAACTCGCCCACACCGCAGCCCCTGGTCTGGGAACTCATGGAGGAGATCAAGACTCCTGACAAGGAGCTGGTCAAGTTCAAGCGTGACCAGGAGCATGCGCTACACAAGCCCAGCTACGGTAGTGGCGGGGCAGTGCGGCGTGCTGATCTCTATAACGAATTCCTGCGGGCCATTGACTTTATCGCCAAGTATCCCAACAGCGATAACAAGGCCCAGTGGGATGCGATAGAAGCTTATCGCGGCTACAACGCACGACTGCACGAGAGATAGACACCTACAACCAAGAGAGGGAACATGGCCAAGACTCAGTTCCCGGCCGAGTCCGTAGAATGGCGTGAAGTTGACAGCTCTAACGTCGTTCGTGTCGGCTGGGACAGATTCTTCAACATGTACGTTGAGTTCCGAGATGGTGGCACATACGTGTACCATGACGTGCCTCGCCAGCGGGTGGTGGCTGCCTCGCGCTCTAACAGCGTAGGGGCATACATCCACCGGCGCATCAAGCCGTACTACACGGCGGTGAAGGTGGCATGATTCTATGGGCTGTCATCGTCGGTGTGATCATCGTCGTCAGCATTCTTCGTGCGCACCTGAACTACGTGCGTGAGAAGGGCACTCTGACGGAGAGCAGCACCGGGCCTGCCGAGAAGGCAGGACGGATCTACTTCCTTGCGAACGACAACGTCCCTGGCAGAATCCAGATCGTGAAGTCGCGAGGAGAACTGGCCACGCCGTTGAAGGTTGTGCGTGAGATGGTGACTCCCACGCCCAACGCAGTCCTCGCTCAGATCTACCGTGAGCTACAGGGCTCGCACGTCAGCGGCACATGGTACGACGAAGACGCAGTGCTCATGTACCTCGACCACCTGAGAGGTATCGCATGAAACCAGGGAAGTTCCTACAGCACGGTTCTGGCAACCTCAAACCATCTCAGCGCAAAGCCGAGAAAGCTGCCCGCCGCTCACAGAAGCGGGCAGCCTCTCGGCGCTGGAAGAAGGAGGAAGCATGAACAACGCGGTAGGTTTCACAGGAACGCAGGCGGGGATGACGGGTGACCAGATTACAACGGTCGCCCGTCTCCTCCAGCGCTTCTACAAGCACGAGTTAGGTACTGAGTTTCACCACGGCGGCGAGCCTCACTCAGATGCTGAGGCTGCCCTCATCGCAGAGGGTATCGGCTACCTCGTCATCGTACACGAAGGCGGGACACCCGCACAGAACATCGCCCGCAACCACGACATCGTAAACGTGTCCGGCATCATGATAGCCGCGCCCAGGGGTAACAAGGAGATTGTTCGCTCAGGTACTTGGGCGACGATCCGCTACGCCTGCGGCATGCTCAACTATGCCTGCCCAGGCGGAGGCTCACGACCGCTCGTCATCGTCTGGCCAGACGGCGTGACAGACTACAGAAACTTCGTATGACTGACATCTTTGAAACGGGGATTTCAAGGATTGAATACGTCCTAACCTCAGATGCAATCAGGGTCCACGAACCTCACAACGGCCAGGCGAAATGGTTTAAGGATGAATTAGGCCAAGTTTGGTGTAAGTTTATAACGGTTACAAACGGTAAAACTGAACAGCACGTCGTTCTTGGAAGTAGAATAATTGAGGTCGTTTATGCGAAGACTTGAAAACAGACCACCATTTATGTGTCCCGACACATACGCAGATCCGCCTACTAGTCCCTTTAGGGACTAGTGCCATTTCTTCTCTCCCGGTACGGTGGTGGATACACTTATAGGATGGAAAAGTCTCGATCTCGCTAGCGTATGAGCATACGCTAGCGCGATCACGAGCATTTCACAGCGTGTGTGCCGTGGGTCGCGTAGCGCGTAAGCGGGCGAAAGAACTTAAGAACTAAAGATCTTCCGCGCGCGAGAAGAAGTCCTTCAATTTTTTTTTGTGCCTTCCGTGCAGAGTTGACACTTCCGGAGGATTTGTGTCACCATTCGCGGCAGGAATGCTGTGTAGAAAGCACCTGCTAATCACGAATGAAAAATCCCTGCTAATCACCCACATTAGGTGGTCGGGTGTGGATCCGGTAGGCTATCTATCCCGCCATCGGTGATAGCGGAATCGTCACTGGGGCCGCTTGAGGAGACGCCGATGGCGGGGAACTTACTTGATATCTACGAAGGGAGTTGTAGAGTTGACACGTGGTACGCGGCAAAGGCAGGCTGCTACGGTGGCGCAGAGGGAGCGCCCTGTGGGGAGGGCTGGCCAACGTGGCAGCCTGCCTATGCTGCGCACCAGCGAGCGTGGTTCACTCAAACGCTGCGAGTTCGCGTGGGACTTAGGCTTCAACCAGAAGCTCAAACCTCTGATTGATGCGCCAGCCCTACGCTTCGGCAGCCTCGTGCATAAAGCGCTGGCAGCATACTACATCCCTGGCGTCAAGCGAGGGATGAACCCTGCGACCGCATTCAAGCGGGCATACGCAGCAGATCTAAAACGTAACAACGAGATATTCGGGCTCAGGCTCGAAGAAGAGGAGAGATGGGTTGATGCGCTGGATCTCGGCGTGGCAATGCTTGACAATTATGTCGACGAGTACGGATCGGACGAGAGCTTTGAGGTGCTCGTCACCGAAATGCCATTCCAGGTACAGGTGCCACATCCGGAGACTGGGAAACCGTGGTTCATGTACACGGGTGTCCTCGACGGCGTCTGGCAAAATAGGCACACCAAAGAAATTTGGATCCCAGAGCACAAGACGACGGCCGGGATCAGCAGCAAGCTGAGCTACCTTCAGATGGACGATCAGGCGGGAGCATACTGGTCGTTCGGATTGGAGTACCTGGTACAGAACGGGATGCTCACAGCGCACAAAGAACTAAGTGGCATCTTGTACAACTTCTTGCGCAAGGCACTGCCCGATGAACGTGCCAGCCGATTCGTGAACGGCACACGCCTATACGTCAATCAGAATGGCGAGGTGAGCAAGAGGCAGCCATCGCCATACTTCATGCGGATGCCCATCTTCCGGGACGAGTACGACCGCAAGCAGGTCATCCGACGCGCGATGAACGAGTACGCACGCATTGAGATGTTCCGTGCGGGTAAGCTGCAGATCACTAAGAACTCTGGGATGTTTACTTGCCCTCAGTGCAGCTATCGCGATGCCTGTGAGATCCATGAAACGGGTGGCGATTACGAGACATTTCTTAAGCAGACCACTCAAGCCTGGCAACCCTACGAGGAACACGAAGTATATGACGGTCGCTAATGCCTAGCAAACCCTGCCCACCTGGCTGCAAATGTCGGAGACATTCAAACCTAGGAAACACTCCTTGTCTTTCAGGTTGTACCTGTCGCAAGCATTCGAATAGTGGTCCCTGGCAGGGAGACGCAGCAAGTCTCAGGGCAAAAGGCTTGAGGCTGCGCAAAGAACTTTTTCGTACTCTCGGGAAACGCTGTGAGCGTTGCGGAGCATCCGGTAGAAAGATAGAGATGCATCACAAAGACCGCAACCCTTCGAACAACGTTCGATCAAACGTCGAGCTGCTTTGTGTCCCGTGTCATAAGGCCGAACACAGGAGGAAGCGTGTACCAACCACCCAAGCTGCGCGTGCTCTACGGAACAGAACGTGACGTCGCCATGCGATTGTTCGAGGAGGACAGCTTGCCCAGACCCAAAGAAGAGATCGCGAACGAGTTCGTCGAGGCCATTACGCAGCTTAACATTATGACCGACAACCTAACGAACCTGGCCGGAGTCATGGACCCCGGCGAGCGCATGGGCTGGGTACAGAAGATCATCGAGAAACAAGAAGAGCTCTCGCTCCTGGCCGAGGAGTTCGAGGAAAGCGATGCCTAGAGGGCGGGCCCAACTCAGGCCCGCTGTCATGGGGTACGACGATCTCCCCGGCATCGAGCCAGTAGGGGCAGGTGACTGGATACGCTGGTGCAACTTCTCGTATCCTGGCTGGGGCAAAACATCCGCCTGGGGGACTGCTGCCGCAGCGGGTATGCGTTCGCTGATCGTGCGCAGTTCCATGGATGTCATGCCTGCGCGCATCATGAACTCTGGCGCCGAACAGTTCATCGCGGATACCTGGGAGAAGATGTACGAGATCCTGGACTTCATGCGCATGGCGAACCACGGCTATACGTGGGTGTTCTGGGACAACGTTTCTGTACACCAGGACGTATTGCTTGACGACGTCTGGGAAGGCACTGTGGCGGCCAACCCGCGTCGCGCGTACATCCTCGGGGACGACGGTAAGCCCACCGGGCCGAACCTAAGCCCCACCAGCGGACTAGACCGGGGTGAGTACGGGCGCAACATGGAGCGCATTCAACAGTGGGTGCGGCACATGGTTGGCTGCAACTCATTTCACTTCGGTGTAGGCGCACATCCTCTTGAGGGACAGCACCCGACAAATGATGAAGGCGGTAGCCTGCTTCGTCCGTACATTCAAGGCAAGATGATGACGGAAAAGCTGTGCGGTTACTGTAACATCATCACCTTCATGGAACTTCTTGAAGGTCAAGATAGCAAACAGAACGAAATCAAATGGCGACGGCTACACTTTCAAGAAAGTAGCCGTTACTACGCCAAGGATCTCTACGACGCATTCCCGAAAGGTTACATGGATGTCACGACAACAACCCCTACGGTTCCGAACATCATGGTAGCAATCGAGAAAGCGCGCGGAAGAGGCCTGGGCACACAACCCAGTCGCCGCAGAGGGCGGCGTTAGAAGGGAGCAGCATGGCGAAGTTGATCAAGTACGACGTCTCTGAAGTAGAGACGAGCGGTGGCGGCACAGGCGTCAAAGTCAAGCCAGGC